TAGTGAGTGGGTCTGGGTTCGGTGGAGTGCGTACCCCTCTCCGATACCACCCCAAAAAAAATTTCAGTTTTCTAGCGCTTGCTTAACAATCACATTCTTGGAAAGATCAAAGCTATCTGAAGCGTTGGTGTAGATCAGACGCTGTACTACGCTGTTTTGATTGAGAATATTATGCGTAGTCCACATTGGACCAGTATCGATGCCCTCAATGTAGCTCACGGATTTAGATAACACACCGATGTCAGTGACCGTATATTTGGCTTCTAAGGTGCATGGACACATCCCTGTAGGGTAGGTTGTGATGACTTTTAACCCCTGATTTGCTAGATCTCGTACCCGTTTTTCAAAGAATTGCGGGGTATAGGAGGGAAGCTGCCCTGATTGGGGAGGGCTATTGACTATCAGGTAATCAAATTCGTATCTGGAGGGAGCGGATAGCGCAGGGTAATCAAACAGTAAGTCCTCTACGCAAGCAATCGGATTGCCTACTTCCATCAAATCCGAGAGGTGGTCAAACCACGCTAGGTGAAACTGCGCCCATTTGCGCCTGAGAGAATGGTTGTGATAATAGTTTTCTCTCCCTATCCAGGCGTGAATACTAGAAGGAGGGATCGACAGATCTGCAAGCTCTATAGCAACACCCTCGCATAAGGGTTCTAACTGGCTGTGATACTGCGGTGAACAGTGGTGAGTGAAATCAAGGTGCGGTTCTTGCAGCGCTACCTTGCGTAAGAAGTTAAGGTGAATAAGGTTATCACCTAGATGATATTCATTGTATGTGTGTATCATGATAGTGTATGATGAGCAAAGATATAAGGAGAATAGCATGAGTATATCGATTGATAAAAATATTCCCATACCCCCAGAGAAAAAACGCAATGTGTACCCATATAAGGTCATGGAAGTCGGAGAATCATTCTTTGTGCCAACGGGGAAGCTACAAATCGTCTGTAATGCCAACTATCGAGCTGGCAAACAGTTAAATCGCAAGTTCATAGCCAGAGTAGATAACGAAGGGATCAGAGTATGGAGAACGCAATGAATGGCAATAATGTGATGTCGGTAGCTCAGTACATTGAGAAAGCCGATGACCAAGCCAAGAAGATGTACATGGAGCGTATTTGGAGAATGGAAAAAGATGCCATCTTCCATGAGCTAATGCGGGTTCACGGGGAATCGTCTAAATTGTTGTTTAAAGCAGAACAAGAGATTGCTTATCTCAGATCATTGTTAGATGGTCCTGATGATGGCGATGCAAGACATTGAGCGATTAACCCAAGAGCGCCTGATGTTTAAAACGGAGATGATGCGTGCTTTGTCTTGCCGTACTAAAAGGCAAAAGATCAAATTGGCTACCGAATGGAAAGAGCGCTTTAGCGAAATGACCTATAACGCCTTAATTGACTTAGCCAAGAATCACAGTGCCAGGCTAAAGGTGGCGTATTGGGATATTCCGCATTTTGAGCATAAACGATTGGAAAAGCACAATTGAAAACCGCAGCGGTAGTCACAGTTACTAACGGCAAGCGCCCCTGGGAGCTATCAAATTGCATTGCATCAGTCAAAGCCCAGACTTATCCCGTTACGCACTACATTGTTTGTGACCACAGTTTTAATCATTTTGTGGAACTCAGAAGGTTATACCCTGAGCTAAAGGTGTGCTTTTGGGATGGCAATGTCGGTGGCAAAGATATTGAGGGCAGACGGCTATTAGCTGCTTCTGCTTTCCTAGTGAATGAGGATGTTACCTTCTTTTGCAATGATGATGATTGGTATAAACCCTACCATGTTCAATCAATCATGAAAAAGATTGATGAGGGCTACGATTGGTCCTATTGCCTAAGATCTATTTACGACAAAGACGCTCAGTATTTATTTGACGATGACTGCGAAGCCCTAGGAGAGCTAGAGGATTGTTGGCAAGCTACAGGTCACCGTTTTGTCGATTGGTGTATGTGGGGTATGAAAACCCCCGTGCTGAAAGCCTTAGCCAATGTCTTAGCCCAACCTGGCTGGGGCGGGGATCGTAAGTTTTATGAAGCAGCCAAACAAGTCTTTCCAAACTTCACTTGGTCAGGAGAGCGCTCTTTTTGTTTTAGATTGGGTGGTAATGAGTATTCAGTAACCAAAGATTTCTTTGAAAAGGGAAACTACACTATGCTGAATAAATACAACAACCAATTACCTTGGAAACCCCATGAAGAACTTTAATCTTCAACATTTTTACCATTTTTGTAAACAGCTCAAGATTGAAACCAAAGAGCAAGGCTTACGCAAGATGGACAACCTCTTAGGTACACAAACCTATGTTATGGAAGAAATCACCAAAGGATTGGAGAACGATTGCCATTTCTTTGTCATATTGAAAGGAAGGCAACTTGGCATCACTACAATTTCACTCGCACTCGATCTCTATTGGCACTTCATGCACCCAGGGCTTCAGGGAACACTTACAACGGACACGGAAGAAAACAGGGATATGTTCCGATCAACCCTTGCCATGTATATGGATGGTTTGCCCAAAGAGTATAAAATCCCGCTCCTTGCTCACAACCGAAATCAGCTTTCCCTCAAGAACCGCTCTCGTCTGTTTTATCAAGTCGCTGGGCTTAGAGCTAAAGGAAGTCTGGGTCGTGGCAAGGCTATTACCTACCTTCACGGAACAGAAACCAGTAGCTGGGGAGATGAAGAAGGATTAGCGTCTTTGTTAGCTTCCCTAGCGGAAACCAATCCAGACCGCCTATACACCTTTGAATCTACAGCCCGTGGTTTTAATATGTTTCACGATATGTACACCACCGCTAAACGGGCAAGAACCCAGCGGGCAATTTTCTGTGGCTGGTGGCGCAATGAACTGTATTCCTTAGATCCTGAAGGGCAGACCTACAAAGTCTATTGGGATGGCAAGCTTACTGGAGAGGAAAAAGAGTGGACTAGGGATATTAAGAAACTGTATGGCGTAGAGATCAATTCCCGCCAGATAGCATGGTGGCGCTGGAAGCTGTACGAGGGTATCAAAGACGATAGCCTGATGTATCAAGAGTTTCCACCTACTGAGGACTATGCCTTTGTCATGACAGGCACATCCTTCTTTTCCAATGCACGGTGTACCGATGCCGTCAAACGATTAAAGAAAGTTCCCTATGATTCTTATCGATATAGCTTTGGCGTTAACTTTCAAGATACGGAAGTGCTTAAATCGACTGAAAGATTGGCTACTCTCAAAGTCTGGGAAGAACCAGTTGACACTGCTTATTATGTTATTGGCGCTGATCCAGCTTACGGTAGTAGCGATTGGGCTGACCGCTTTTGTATCCAAGTGTTGCGGGTTTACGCTGATGGACTTGAGCAAGTTGCTACATTTGCCACTTCTGAAATGAACACCTATCAGTTTGCGTGGGTCATAGCCCACCTAGCTGGTGCTTACAAAAACTCTACGCTAAACCTCGAAATCAATGGTCCAGGTCAAGCGGTCATCAATGAACTGCGTAACCTCAAGCGCCAAGCTGCTGCGATGGGTACAGCGTTGGGCAAAGACCTCATGGATGTGTACGGCAATATGCAAAACTATATCTGGCGTAGGAACGACACCATAGGCGGGCTATCTAATTCGATTGGCTGGATGACTACGGCAGCGACTAAAGAGCGGATGCTCACCTACATGAAGGATTATTTTGAGCGTGGGATGTTAGACATCTGGGATATGGACACCATTGAGGAGATGAAAACCACTATTCGTGATGGGTCATCTATTGAAGCATCAGGGCGTAATAAGGATGACAGGGTAATTGCTACCGCCCTAGCTTGCGCTGCCTATGCTGAGCAGGTCCAGCCAAGGCTAATAGCCCAGAAGCTAACCCGCAAAGTATCCCGTGTCCAGGATGACTTTACCCCTGAACAGCTCACAGTAGGTCGTAATGTATCGGATTACCTCAAAAGAATAGGCGTATATGGCAACACAACTGGAAATCCATCCTAGATCTGAGCTAAGACGCATCATTAAGCGCTTTTTAAAGGATAAAGAGCGTGGTATTAGTATTCCGCTGTTTGCTGACCTCGCTGGTATCTCAGTAGCGCACCTACGGGATGTATTTATCAATGAGAGCGAACCGATGACCGAATATGTCCAAAGACGGGTATCAAAAGCCTATCAAGAGTGGATTCGTGGCGAAGTAGCCATCATGCAGAACCGTGATTGCTCATTATTTGTGCAATACCGCAAAGAAGCTAAGCCAATATTGCATAGATCATCTAAATTGACATTGGTTAATGGCGAGATTAAGATTAACATGGGTATTAAACCGAAGTATGATTATTCTGATTTAACACTTGACGAGCAACTGAAGGGGAAATAACAATGGCAGTAATAAACGATTACAAATGTCCGAAGCATGGGTACTTTGAATCCCGTAAACCACAATGTCCAATGAAGGATTGTCATGAAGAAGTTATGGTCGTATTTTTGCAAGCTCCTAACCTTATCAGCAACAAAACCAAGTTCACCGATAAGTCCACCAAACAACTCGCCATTGAGTTCGGAATGTCCGACATCAAAACCACCCGTGAAGGCGAACACCAAGAAGGCTTCCTCACTAAGAAAAACAAGTTCACCGAAAAAGAGTACGAGCAAGCCGAAAAGTACGCAACCCGCAAAAAAGGCGTTGACAAAGACAAGCTCTCCAGAAAACCCATCCCGCAACCAGAAGCCCCGAAAGAAGCACGCCCAGGCGATTCTGCTATCTGGGGAGGTGGTTCGCAAGGCTTCCAAGGATTGAATATGCAATCCCTTCTTAGAGGTGGTGCAATTAAACCTGTGAGAGATGAACAAGTAGGCTTGACACCGCAACAAGCTGGAGTTATAAAAGGACCTACAATTGATCCAAGCTCTACAATGAGAGATCCTGATAACTTACAGATTAAGCGATGAGAATACC